ATGGAGCTCCAGCTATTGTTTGGGGCACAAATCCTCAGAATGGTAAGTTTTTTGTTTGCACCAAAGCAGCATTTAACAAGAAAAAGATTCGCCTTTGCTATACTGAAGATGACATCTTTACTCATTTTGGTGGACAACCTCGTGTAACTCAAATCCTCATCTTCTGCCTAGAGTTTCTGCCTCGCACTAAACAAGTGTTGCAAGGTGATTGGATTGGTTTCGGTAAGGGTTTGGATACTTTCACACCCAATACGATTACCTATAAGTTTCCTGAGAAAGTTCGTCAAGAGATTATCATTGCTCCACATACAATCTATGGTGGTTCTGATGATATTCGTGAGATGTCTGCTGCTCCTCTGACTAGCAAACTGATCAGCACTAAAGATTGCCTGTTCGTGCAACCTGACGTAGAACTGAATCCTTATCGTGAAGATTTGGAGGATGTGTGTAAGTTTGCCAAGCAAATGAGCACTCTATGTGAGTTTGTGAGCGATAGGAAAGCATCACAAATCAAAAAAGAGATCAATACCTGCATCCGCGAGCAAAAGGCCGTGGATGAGAATGAAATTGCAGAAAAATGTGATTGTGATGTGAATGTCTTGCGGCTTTGGAAGTTGGTGAAGACAATCAAGGACGATCTGTTCCTGTTCATTCACGAAACTGATGAGATTGAGTGTTTCATTGGTGGTATTGATTCATTCCATGAAGGTTATGTCATCAGCAACAAGTATGGCACCTATAAGGTAGTTGATCGTGAAACATTCTCTCATGCCAACTTCACAATCGCAAAGAGTTGGTAACTGGGCCCTTGAAAGTGTACCTACAGTATGAGCACCAACGATAAAATGATTAACCAAATCGCTGAAATGATTGTGGATTCTGCCAATGATCCACGCACCGCAGATAACATCCGCGAAATGCACAAACATCCGCAAGGTGCAGAAACTCTGCTTCTGATTGTGCGTGATAATGTAGCAGGTGCTGCTGATGTAGTTGCTAATGCTCTCTGGAACAATCTCTGAAACTAAAATGACTACAACTCTCACCGATTATTCTGCACAACAAGAGGCAAAAGGTAACATTGCTAATGCTGTTCTAGGTCACACTTTTGCATTGTGTGAAGCATTGCGTCAGAACTTTATTGATTACTCTATTCGTATGCACGAACGCTCACTTTTTCGTGATTTAGGTGAGACTTCTGTTGCTTATCACGATGCCTGTATTGAAGACCTGAAGAATGGTAACTGTGGTTATGAGTTCTACCCTGAAACTGGTAGAAAGTATCACAAAATCATTATGAACGCGAATGGTTCTCGTTCTGTTCATGCTTTTGTAGATAAGCAAACTGGCGAAGTGTATAAGTCTGCTTCCTGGAAAGCTCCTGCCAAAGGTGTTCGTTATGACCTGCGATTGATCAAAGATCGTGAATGGTTGCTTGAAAATGCTGATTGGTCTGGTGGTTATCTTTACGCGAAATGATTATGGATCAAGAACAACTTATCCGTTCAATCAGTCAACAACTTGAAAATCTAATGCCCTTAGATGAAGAGTTGTCGGAAAAGTATGATGCTTATTGTTTCTATCCCGACACTGATTATGAACCGATTGTAGAACGATTCACTCCTGAACTTCTCAAAGAACTTGAGAACCTTGTTTATCGACTTGAGACTGAATGACTTACTCTAACCTCTCAAAGATTCGTCCTAAACTGAGAACAACTGGCCGTGTGTCAGGTAATTTTGGAAAGTCCAAAGTTACAGCAGGTTCATCACTCAATGACATTGGTGGTGATGGTAACATAGGTGCCACACAGGATGATTATCTAAATCGTCTGTATTATGCGTTTGATAACACCACTGATCCTAAACTTCAACGCTTCATCTATTCTGAAATCCGCAAGATTCACATTCAAAGAGGTACTTGGTAATGGCAACTTATCGTGCTAAATGTTGGTTAGGTTCTTCTTCTGGTTATCAAGAACTGGAAGTGCAATCCAACACTCTTTACGGTGCAAAAGAGCAATTTCAGAGAATCTATGGTGCAGAGCAAATTATCAATCTGCGAGAGGTTCGCGGTGAATCAAACTCTTCAGGATCTGGTCTAGACTTTGGTGGAACTGTAGGACTAATTGGATTAGTTGCAGCTGGTTGGGCATTTGTATCATTTACTCCATGGGTTCTCATGTGTTTAGGTGGTGCTACTGGTGCATGGATTGGTCAAAAAGTAACAGGACAAACCATCGAAGAGTATAATGAACGCGATGATGGTTTAGGTAACAAACGAGCAGCAGCTGTCCTTGCACTCTCACTCATTCTAGGTGGAATTGGTTTTGTCAAAGGTGATGAAATCAAGAAAGGATTTGATGCTCCGAGTGTACCTGAACAAGTGAAGTCTGCCAAGTAACTTAACTGGGCCCTTGAAAGTGTATCAGTAGTATGAGCAACGCAATCATGGATCAAGTCTACCACTATCATACCAACTGGAAAGAAGGTAAAGTGAATCAAATGTGGATTCAGAAAGTGAATGACAAGTTCATCGCTATTGCATACAATCCCGAAAAGAATGTGTCGATGCCTATGTCGAAACCCCGCACTTCTTACGATGAAACTCTACAATGGGTTCGCAAGTGGTGTGGTACTTTCTGTGTTCTTCCTGCCTGATTGATTATGACTATCCTAGCAACTGACATTCTCCTACTACTCAACAAAGTACAGCAACTTGGTGCCACCTATAAAATCAATCAGAATGATGATGGGTTTATTGTAGAAATCCGTTATAACTGGTGGGATGATAATGAATGGTATTCCAATAAACTTTTCATCACAAATGAGAGTGAATCTACTTGGCAAGAAGGTGATTATGAGTTTAGCAACATGATGACTATTCTTGATGAGAAACTAGAAGAGCAAAGGCAAAAAGAAGAAAAAGCACAAAAGCGTAAAGAACTCATCAATTCTCTCACACCTGAACAGCGCGAACTTCTTGGAGTCTAAGTAATGAAAAACTATCGCGTGATGGTTGAAACTAACGATGGATGTGTCACGATTTGGTATGAGAAATCCAAAGCAAAATCAGCATGTGACATTATTCTCCGTCGTGTGTATCAACAACTCTGTGGTCTAAACATTAAAGAAATCTCTGTTAATCCTTCTGTCTGATTATGAACACTGGTTATACACTCAACCGCGTTAATTTCACCAGAGATGAAGAAACTTGCATCCTACGGTTTCTGAATCAAGCACGAGAATGTGGTTATCCTAGTGGTAACTCTGAATGGTATTCTGTGATTGATTCTATCATCTCCAAGTATTACGATTCTGACATCAAAGAAGCACAAAGCTTTCAAACATTCTAATTGGGCCCTTGAAAGTGTACCAGTAGTATGACACACAACAATCCCTACGTTCAAAACCTCATCGAAATGGGTTACGATGAAGCAGACTGTCAGATGGTAGCATCTGCAGGTGTTAAGGATACCTATCCTCGCACGATTCATGGTCGTGTTTTTAACACTGAAACCGAATATAAAGAGGCACTTGCCGACTTTATCAACGGTCTCTGATAGTTATTGGGCCCTTCAAACTGTACCAGTAGTATGACTGAAACCTTCACCGTCCGATTCGATTCCAATGCACTCAATTCTCCCGAGTATATTGGACCTTTCTACACTGAAGATGAGGCACAAGACTATTGCGATGCTCGCAACGGTTCTCTCTCTTTAAGTGGCATTCCTTCCTGGGTTGCTTGTTACTCTGTTGTTGACTGATTGTTATGCGAATTGCTTTTCTGATTGCAACTTTAGCACTCGGCCTTCGCTTTGGTTTGATTGCTCATGCTACCACCAATGAGTATCAAGAACAACAAGCCGATCGTTTCTGTCAAATAGACCCTAACTATTGCAAATGATTTCCCTTCCTAATCCTACAAACAAAATGACACTTTCCAACGAACAACTTGCTACACTGACTGAAGCATATGCTGAGATGATTGTTGATGGAATGGACATGGATGATCTCATCACATTTGCCATTGAATCATTGGTTGCCGAATATAACAAATATACAGAGGCAGAACTTCTCTCTGAGATCGAAGAATTGTATGATACAGAGACGCTTGAGATGTTGTTAGAAACTGCAACCAGTGATGACTGAAACTGGGCCCTTGAAAGTGTACCAGTAGTATGATGACCTACACTTCACCTCTCACCTCTAAAGTCTACGAAATCGTTGAGACTTCACATACAAGAAATGCCTGGGATTCTGAAGGCAATCTGACACCTTACGTTCAATCTGTCTTTGACATTTACTATCAAGGTCAGAAAGTACAGTTTGCATTGTCACAAGATCGCATTGCAGATAGTGTAGCACATCTTGAGAATCCTGGTCCTGATGTTTCTTCTCGCTACGATTGATGGCAAAGAGATTAACATTCAAGAGTCCATCAAAAGTGAAGACGATTGCACTGATCTTTGCTGTTGCATTTATACTCTCACCAGGAGTTCGTAACATCACCTCCAACACTTTACACACTGTTGCTGACATTATTGCACCTCATGATTGAAACTGATTTTTACATTTTGAACGGTCAACAATATCAAGAGTTTTATACTGAAGCACAGAAACTTGGCATCAGTATTGATTACTTTCTTGATGAGTTTTGTGATACTGAAGGACCATACATCTACAATGATTAGAATTGGGCCCTTGAAAGTGTACCAGTAGTATGAACATCACTGACCTCTACGATTCCATCAAACTCAGCGAGCAGATTGCGCTCGAACATTATCAACAACTCAATGGTGTTGTTGATTATCGCCTTCCTGGAGTTTGTAATCACTACTTCGCAAAGTATGATTTTCAAGGTCAACGAGGTGGCGAAGTTTGCCTGACCTGTAAAGTTAGCAAGACTGTAAAAGGTCAACTGCGTTATACTTTCCAGATCAACGGTAAGCGTATCGCAGAGAAGCAAATCCCTGCCGAGTTTAATGCTCTCGGAGTCTTCACTAACTGAAACTGGGCCCCTGAAAGTGTACCAGTAGTATGAACAACAACCAATCCCAAATGAATCTCTATATCATCAACGACGTTCTCTTTGATTATACTTCTGGAATGTGTGTAATCGCTGCTGAATCTAAAGAACAGTGCCGCGAAATCTTTGCTGAAAACTTTAAGAGTAGCGTGAAAGAGTATGATGAATGTGCTGAAATTAAAGAGATTAAAAATGTAGATCATGTTGCTGGTGTTGTATCTTATGTCTATGGTGGAGGTTAAAGTAACTGGGCCCCTGAAAGTGTACCAGTAGTATCACCACTGAACTTCCCACAATGCGTAAGATCGAAACACAAATGAATCAAGCAATCAGCACTGAGACTGATTGGAAAAAGGACAATACTCAAGTTGTCAACATTGAAGGTGTATCTTTTGTCTATCTGTATAACAATCTGATTGCTATGGTAGGTGATACCTGGCTCGAATTGTTTGATGGTGGATGGAAGACTAATACCACGAAGTCCCGTCTTAATGCTATTCTCCGCGAACATGGAAATGGAGAGTATGTTTTCCAGAGCAACTTTGAGTGGATTGTTTATACCAATGAAGGTAATGTTCCTTTCAATGATGGCATCAAACTGAACTGAGTTAAATCAACTGGGCCCTTGAAAGTGTACCAGTAGTATGAGCAACTCAAACGATACGATGCCTTCCACCTTCGCTGCTTTCATTCCCGTTAATCAAAGCGTCTTCACAGCTGGCAGTCACGGCAGCAGCGTTGGCACCCCTACTCC